GTCTAGTGTACACGCAATATGATGCCAGACGAATTGTGTCTGGATGTGCGCTGCGAGGCAGAGATTAGGTGGCGAATTTGAGATTCCTTGTCATTCTCTCGACCATGAGTTGGGCAGAAGCAATAGCAAGATTAGTGCCAGCGTCAATAGCGCTGAGTCTCGCCTTCAAAATGAAAGGATCCACAGCGTTGGAGTAGAACCAACCACTCCAATCGACGTCTTGCTTGTCAGTGATAAGCGGGTCAGTTGACGACCGGGCTGATTGTTCTGCATTGACTCCATAATCTGGATTGTCGTTCTTAATCTCAGTAGACCACATGCTGCCAACAGCACCAGTGGCCTCTGTATTCGTTCGACACGATACGCGATAAGTACCTGTGGGGAGGACAATTTGATCAGGCGTTGGTTGTTTAACCTCAAGATTGTTAAAAACAACAGTGTCGAATGGGATGTTAGTCCATGTGTCAACGGGGACCGCTGTTGGTGTCGCCAGTTTCACAAAGGCCGCCTCAGACGGTGTCTGAGCAGGCTCCTTGGGTACCTGGGGAACCTTGAACTCGAAAGTGTATTCAAGCTCCAGAGATCCAATAGTGTATACGGCGTCACTGATGGCAGAAAAGAAAAGCTTGCAGCCATCAGTGTTGCGAAGTGACTGAATGGTGTGTGCCCTAGTATACATCCATTTGTTCTCACCGTGAAAAGCAGTGGGTGAGACCACGAGTGACAAATTTCCCCACATTGGACCAAATTTTGAACCTTGCATGTTCATCAGCTCCTTGGTAGAAGCAGGATTCTGATCGACAATATCATAATCCACTCCAAGCATGACCTTGCCAGTGATGTCAGTCTTAGATTCAGTTTTGAAGTGAAATCTCAAACTAACCAGGCGATAGAACTCATAGCATAATGCTTGGTTGGCTAGCCACGGAAACACCTGAATGTCTCCCGGGTTGATATTGTACGTCAGAAGGCCATCGACAAAATTGACGGCGGTGTGCACATCTCCAAGGTATTCGATCTTAGATATCTTAGTAATCCCATGTGAAGTATTGTTCCTCGCTCCTCGGCTAACAAAGGTGTTGCCCTTTGCTGCGGGTGCGCTACGTGCCCGTCCAGCTGGGCGACGTTTTCGTTCTTGTTTCTTAGGTTGTCTCCTTTTAGATTTATTGTTTTTAGGTGCTCTTAGTCGGGTACGGGCTTGAGCAAGAGTCCCGCACCTGTTTGTTATAGCCTATAGATTCTAAACAGAATCTGGGTCCCTAAACATCCCACATCACGTTGGGTTGCAGTTCCGAACCGGCTCTGAGCGATGCTACAAGAACCTCGGTGGATTAGTGGGGATAGGCAGGTGGTAGGGGGAGCAAGACGCGACAACGCGCCTACGAATCACGGCTCTACACCATCTCTACAAGAAAGTCATGATATGTGACCAAACGAAGTAATTATCAAGAATGGCCGCACACAAGTGTGCTTACAGTGATCTGACAGATCTTCTCAAGATGATGAGGCGTGTTGCTGGGCGAGTGCTCAACCAACTATCTGGAGTCCGAAGACAAGCGAAAAACTCTCACGAGTAAAAGCAAAAGCATTTGCAGCTTTCGAAACCATGCCACCCCAGCACATGCTAGGAGGCCGCGTCACCAAGCTTAATTACAAGGTTCCTTAAAGAATTCCCACAAGGGCGAAGAATAC